TAATGAAAAAAGTCTTTGATTGGTGGTTACCTAATAGTGATAAACATATAGCAGAGAAATTAGAAGAACAATCTCCTGTTAATAGAGGTTATGACTATCAGACACAACAAAGAGATTATGCATTATCATTTTCTTTAAAATATGCAAATAGAGGTAAAGTCGCAATAGATATTGGCGCTCATGTAGGCCTTTGGTCTGTTGATATGGCCAATCACTTTAAAAAACTAATCTGTTTTGAACCTGTAAAACTTAATAAAGAATGTCTAATTAAAAACCTCACAGATAGAAATATTAAGAATTACACACTATACGATTGTGCTTTAGGTGGTAGAGATGGTAAGATAAATTTATCAACAGATGATGATAATACAGGTAATCCATATGTTGACCAATCTGGCACATATGAAGTTGATATGAGAAGACTAGATAGTTTTGGTCTTAAAAGAGTTGACTTTATTAAGATAGATGTAGAGGGTTATGAGTTAGAAGTATTAAAAGGTGGCGAATATACAATTACATCTTGTAAACCTATCATTGTATTAGAAACAAAAGATAAACATTTTGAAAGATATGGTACAAACTTTAGAGAAATAAAGAGATGGTTAGAAGCTAGAAGTTATGTAATTGACAATGTAATTAATTCAGAAGCAATATTTTATAACAAACATTTACCAACTAGAACATATTTTGCGAGTAAAGATGAATATTAAAACTATTACAACATACAATAATAAACTCTATAAAGAATATGCTTATAGATTTAAAGAGACCTATAACTGGCCATTTCCTTTGAAAATCTATAATGAAGATGAATGTATGATGAAAATTTTACCTGAATTGAAAGAGTTTGTAGAACGAAACAAAAATAGACAACCATATTCCGATTACAAAGTAAAAGGTAAAGAGTTTCTTACAGATGGTGTTCGTTTCAGTTATAAGGTTTATGCATATTGTCATGCCATTATCAATGAAGATGTTGATGGTTTGATATGTATTGACGCTGATAGTGTGTTTCATAAACCAATTGATGAAGAATGGATTAAAAAACATATTCACAAAGATGATTGTATGATGACATATCTAGGTAGAGGTGACCATTATAGTGAATGTGGTTTCTTATACTTTAATTTAAAACATCCTGCTGTTCTATCGTATGCACATAGAATGAAATCATTGTATGATACAGATGGCATATATAACCTAAAAGAACAACACGATAGTTATGTATGGGATTATGTAAGAAAAGAATTTGAAAAAAGAGGCACAAGAAATTACAACATTGGTGATGGTAAACCAGGTCATGTACAAGCAAGGTCGATATTAGGACCTGTTTATGACCATACCAAAGGCAATAGAAAACTGAAAGGTAGAAGTCCAGAGGCAAGAATATGATAGATGTTTTTATAGGTTATGATGAGGGAGAAAAGGTTGCCTTTCATGTATTGGCAGAGAGTATTAGAAGAAACTCTAGTCAACCAGTTTCAATCACACCATTGTGTTTGAATAATATACCAGAATTTACAAGAGAGAAACAAGAAAACCAATCTACAGATTTTGCATTTAGTAGATTTATGGTGCCTAGTTTGAGAAAGTATCAAGGCTTCTCTATCTTTATGGATTGTGATATGATGTTTAGAGGAGATATTGCAGAGTTATGGAATAAAAGAAATTTTATATATTCTGTTATGTGCTGTAAACATGATTATGAACCTAAACAAGATAAATTTAGAGGTGCCAAAAACGAAAAGTTTGAAAAGAAAAATTGGTCTAGTATGATGATTATGAATAATAGTCTTTGTAATAGATTAACACCTGAATATGTTAATGAAGCTTCAGGTTTAGAACTACACCAATTTAAATGGTTACCAAATGATGACGCTATTGGTAAATTAGACTTAGAATGGAATTGGTTAGTTGGCGAATACGACTATAATCCTGACGCAAAGAATGTACATTGGACACTAGGCGGACCATACTTTGAAGACTATGCTAGAAGTGATTATGCAGACGAATGGTTTGATATTTACTACGACACGATAAGGATAGACTTAAAATGAGATTAGCAGTAATAGGTTGTGGGTTTGTAGGAAGCACAATTGCTAACGCATTAGAAAATGCTGGCAATGATGTTGTACGAATTGACCCGAAATACAACGATAATAAAATAGAGGATTTTGTAGATAAGATTGAGGGTGCTGTTATATGTTTACCTACACCAACTGTAAATGGTGAACAAGATATAACTTTAATAGACAAGACAGTAATTGCATTGAGAGATGTAAGAACATTAATCAAATCTACCATTTTACCTAATATGTTAGGTGTGTATGAGGAGAATGTAGTTTATTCTCCTGAATTTTTAAGAGAGGCACATGCCAAGAGAGATTTTGAAAAGAATGAACATGTATTATGGGGTGGTTTGAGAAGTGAAGCAGATTGGTGGATTGAGAGATTTAATTTTCATCACAAGACAAATATTGTTATGGACAAAAAGAGTGCGAGTGTAATCAAATATGTTTATAACTGTTGGTTAGCAACAAAGGTTACTTTCTTCCACGAATTGTATAGTAAGTTAGATAAGACATATAATTACCATATGATTATCAATACATTGTCTGACTTTGAGAATATTGGTCCTAGTCACATGAAAGTAAAAGAATTAGGTTATGATGGCAATTGTTTTCCTAAAGACATGGAGGCATTTGCAAACTTTTTAGATAGTGAATTATTAAAAAGTGTAATTGAAGTTAACAAAAATTTAGTAGCAAGCAGATGATTATTACACATAAATTACCGTGGGACAAATGTTTATCACATCAATTAATGCCAGCCATAGAAAAAGGTTGGAAAGACGAGGGTAAAGATGTTCATTTCTTTTGGGGTTTAGCAGGCCAAAATATTAGACAAATAAAAGAATGTGAAGAAAGAGGTGATGAATGGTGGTATGTAGATGTAGGTTATCTTACTGAACAAATTACAAGATATCCAGAACCTATTATTAATAATTATGATACAACTTATTTTAGAATATGTAGAGGTGGTATTCACACAAACAGATTTCATGTCACTCATAGTGATAGATGGAACATATTAGATAAACAAGGTATTGATTGTCACTTCAAAGGTTGGCGTGATAGTGGTGACCATATTCTATTATGTCCTTCATCTCCTACTGTATGTTATCACATCAACAATCTTACACAAGAAGAATGGATTAAACAAGTTACAGATGAAATTAAAAAACATACAGATAGACCAATTAAAATGAGAAATAAACCAAGACCAAGTAATGAGTTTTGGAATACAGATATAAAAGATTATTTGAAAGACGCATGGTGTGTTGTGACAAATATGTCGTTATCAGCAGTTGATGGTGTCCTAAATATGACACCGGCGTTTACACATCAAAGAAATGTGTCATCTCTGGTAACAAGTCGTAAAATAGATAAGATAGAAAAACCTTTTAAACCAGGTAGGAAGACGGTGCAAGAATGGCTAAACATGATAGCAAACCACCAGTTTACAATACAAGAAATAGAAGATGGCTTGGCTTTCGATATTTTAAAGGAACAGTACCAGAGCGTTGGGTAGGATTTGGTTTAGCAGTAGCTTCTGTTTATATCTTATCAAGTGCTAACATCTCTACTCAATGGGTAGGTTGGTTACTTAGTGTAGTCGCTTGTGTTATGTGGGTGTATTTTGGTTACAAAGACAGAGATTGGCCAAGAGCGCTGATGGAGTTAATGTATTTGATTTTAAGTATGAGGGCAATGTACAATTGGTTATTGATATGAATTATAATTTTGTTTGTATTTGTTATGGTGATAAGTACGCCGTAGAGTATGTACAAAAACTCTACAATATGGTGAAAAGAAACACCACACTTCCTATAAACTTTGTAGTATTTACCGACCATGTTAAAATGCATAAGATGGTAGAGGGAGATATTGACATTAGACAGTTTAAAGAAACTGACCTACAAGGTTGGTGGAATAAACTACAACTATTTCATCCAGACACATATTTACCAGGCGTTACATTGTACATGGACTTAGATGTTGTCATTACAGAAAACATAGACTGTTTTTACAGTCACGAACCACAATTAGATTTTTGTGGTATGAATGATTTTAACCCAAGTACCAAACTTTGGAACTCCAGTATTATGAGATTCAAACAGCAAGACCTTCACGGACGGATT